TAACTATCAAACTTTCGATTATAGACATACTCGCTTATGAGTTCATATATCTTACGCAAACTCTGTTTATTGTTTTTCAATACGTCAAAGCGTGCGATAATTTTATCGACTTTACTTGCCACAATTAGCCTCCCTCTGATTAAAAGCCGGATAGCAACGCTCTACGACCTACTGTAACATTACCTAACAAGCCTCTGCTACCGCCGGCCGTATTATATAAAGCCAAAGACTTTGCAGCTACACTCGGATTAACCGCTGCTTGTTCTTCTTTTTTCTGCTCTTCTGCTGCTTGCTGCTGTTGTTGCTGCTGCGGTTGTGCTGCCGGTGCTGATGATCTGCTGCTACCGCCTCCAAATAATGACGCAATAAATGACATAGTTATACCCTCCTTTTTTCTTTTCTGTTACCATATATTTTGTTTAACGTTTTTAAAGGCCCTTTGCCTCTACTGTTATCTTCTACTTTTTTATACATTTTATTCATTTGATTATTTTTTCTGACAGGATAAGCAAAAGTTAGGATGGCACAATCAAATAATGTTGGCGAATGTCCTAACGTTGCTTTTATTTCATCTTTCGGCACTAATTTTACTTTGCCGTTTGACGTTTCTACTTCATGCGGAACACTCATAATATCTGTGTAAAATTCGTCTGTATCCGGTACGCTCTTGTTTCCGTCTTCTATCCAATATTTAAAATTCATAGCCATTTCGGCCCGTTTGTTTAAATACTTATCGTCTTCAATAGGCGTTTCGGAAAAATCAACAGTTTGCACAATTCCCTTATATCCGCATTCCCACATACGGCTTGCAATTTGATAGCCGTATCCGTTATCAATGAACATTTTATCAACGCCCATTGTGTCTATTAAATTCATACAAATACCGGCAAATCTCATGGGATCCATTTCGCCGGTATAAATCTTATAACTTGGGATAACATCACCCTTACGGAATAATATACCCGCGTCGTCTTTTCCGCTGCCTTTTGCGTCTACCCCCATAATTAAAGGCGCGTCCGGTAATGTAGGCATTTTCCTTTTTCTTGCTGCCATGAGTTTTTCAGCGCTCACAAGCGGATCGCCGGAAGTTTGGAAACACTCATCAATATTAGCCGGATATTCTTGCTTAAACTTCCATTCACTCTTTAAATTCTCTATCTTCTTTCTACGCCAATAAATCTGCTCGTCGTCAAGATTATAGAGTTCTTTGTACTCCTGTTCGTCCGGAGTTATAACAAAATCCTCCGGTAATTCCCGGCGGTATTCATCCATTAAAAACCACGGAATAAAAACGCATTCAAAGTCGCCTATGCCCTTTAAAGCATTCATACAAGTCTGATAAAACCAATTCCCTACGCCGTTGCCGGTAGACTCTACAAAAATCTCTGTACCCGGCTCGTCGGATACGGCTTGTATTAACCCTGTGTCTATTTCGTCTGTTTTTTCAAAGAATGCCGCCTCTGATAAATGCAGTTGATGTGCCGTAAATCCTCTGCCGACATCACCGCTGCCCGCCGTACCTACGGCGTACTCGCTGCCGTTTTCAAAAACCATTTGACGTGAGTTGCTAACAATGGCCTTTGGCTTTACAGAGTCCGGGCAATTATTATGGTAACGCTCCGCCATATCAAACAATTTATCTGTTGTCTTTGCCTGGTGCGAAAGAATAAACGTTAAGCGGTTACTAAGCCTGTTGTTTTTATGATAAAATCTTCCGGAAACGTATGTACTAATTCCGCCCTGTCTTGCCTTTGGTATTATTAACCTTACGCGGCCGGTACGCCTTAATTGATCCTGTGCTTTTTCATGTACTAATTGCTGGGCCTTATTAAGATTAAACGGCACTAATTTGCCGGATTTATCCAAAACCGACAAACAATGTTTTGCAAAATACGGAAAGTCATTTGTAAGCCTTTCGTGTACTCTTAATGCCATGCCGCTTAATTCTGTCATTTGTTTTTACTTTTCCCCTCGTTTAGCAATCATTTCTAAAAATTCCGGATACGATAGAGTTACTGACGCACTTTCAACACTTTGCTTTGGCTTGCCTAAAACTCTATCAAGTATTATGTTAGCTGCTGATAAATCGCCCAGCGCTGCTTTTTCTGCAATTTTAATCCACATTACCTCTGCGTTAGATAATCCCTCAAATCGTGGCTCGATTACAAAAATACCTAATTCCTCATTCCATTCCCCAACATAAGGAAGTGATAAGGCGGTAGAGGCAAGCTGCTTTACGGAAGATGGGTTAATGTCTTTATATGCCGGCTCCGGCACGCCATTAACCCATTTTATCATTGTAGCTTTTGCAGCCGGTAAATTACTCATTATCAGCGCCGTCCGTATCGCCTAACAAGTCTGCTGCGTCGAGTTCGTCAGCGTCTTTGTTATCGTCGTCCGTTTTATCGTCTGCTTTATCAGGTCCTTTGTCTGCGCCGTCCGGAACGTCATTTAAAGCATTGAGCGACTTATTAAATTCGTAAGCCTCAACATCTGCCTTATATTGTTCTTTAAAGTTTTCCGGATCTGTTTCTGCTGCAACAATGGCATTACGCAAACGTGTAATATCGCCCTCATAAACCTCAACATCAATGCCTAACTCATTCTTTTTAATATAAGCGGTAAGCTGCTTTGTGTTCATAGTAGCAACGTTTTTGCTTGCCTCTGTCGTATTTGAGCCGTCCATATTTTTAACATCTGTAATTACATAAGTTCTTATAGCTTTAAAATCGCTATACTTACCTACCATCATTTTACAAATAGGACTTAGCGGATTGCGTATTGCAGTTTTAAAAATTGATAACGCTTTGTCCGTTTCTTCCGGAAATACTACTTCAAGCTGATAATTTTTAATTTGTTCTGCGGTATCTTTTGAGCCTGTGTAATATTGGCCCTCAAAAGTATACTGTACACCTTTTTTAGACATGTTAGTCCTCCTCTTTTTTAATAATTCTGCATTCGACAAAAAATTTATATCTACTTAAAGTATAAGTGTTGTAGCCTATTTTCTCAATGTTTTGCAAAGTTTTTTAGAGTTGCGATAATCTGCGTTAATATGAGGTTAAAAATTTTTTGGGGATTTTTTCCTGGAAAATTTTTTAAGATACCTCCCCTAAAATGACTTGTAGGCTATAAACAGAGGGGCCCCTCCGGTGAGGAGGCGGCGGGGCCACGGGGTTGCATAGGGGGTGAAAAAGAGGGGGCCCCCTTAAAAAAATTACCCTTTTAAGTAGCATAAATAGGTTTTTATACTTAATAGCTTTGTAGCCTCAAAAATCTAAAAAGCGCCGGAATTTATACATGTTCGTTTCGATACATACCGATAATAAAAATTATGTAAGAAGAGTTAGCAGGGTTAAAAATGATATAATTAATACTTTTATCGGCCTTAAAGCCTCAATATTTTAATAACAAAATTATAACATAATTATTATGTTAAGAAAAGTAACAAAATCACATCAATTTTAATATATAATATTTATATACTTTTAAGACTTCTAAGAATTGGAGTAAAACGAGGCAAAAAATAAAAGCATAATAAAAGCAAAAAATATTTTTCAAAGGTCCGGGCCTTACCTCTTAAAAATTTTTCACGCGCCCGCGCGCTGCAATCCTAAAAATTTAATCACTTAAAAAATACACCACTTATAAGCCCTTACACCTTAGCAGCTTTTTAGCGGGGTAAGGTTTTTTAGGCCTCAAAACATAGTAAAATCGTGGTTTTTGTATCTTCTTACCCGTCTTACATATAATATACAAAAAAAACTTTTTTAATTTTATACAAAAATATACATTATCTTACATATATTTTTATAATTTTTAATGTAAGATATGTAAGAATAATAATATAATAACCGTTTCATGTGGCTTTTTAGCCTTACATTTTATCTTACCTATATTACATATAAAGATGTAAGGATGTAAGGCGGGCGGACGCCTCAAAAATTACATTTTTTAAATGCTACATATTGCCGGGCGGCGTTGATGTAAATTAATATAAATTAATTAACGCTTGACAATTTCCGCGGCCGGCGTATAATGTTATTATCAAAAACAAATAAATCTTAATAGCGTGTTTATTATTTGGCGCTTTCGGTATCCATTCCGGCTAATAATAAATAAAACAATATTAAAAACGCATTAATATTTTAATCCGGTTTTATTCCGTGATAATAATATTAATGCGTTTTATTTGTTTTTGGTTGTCGAATACAGAAAAATAATATTTTCAGCAGTAGCGGCGGAAGTTAAAAAAAAGCATTCAACATATATTTTTATATGCTAAATGCTCAAAAATTGTCGAACACAGAAAAACAGAGGCATGACAAACATGCACCGCTTTCCGTGGTTAATTACATATTAACTTATAATTGTTAAAAAATCAACGCATATTAACGCATATTAACAATGTAACGAAAATGTAACGCTATTGCAGGACATCCGCACATTGATAATTGCATAATATAGCATGTTTTACGTCGCACGCATAAAAGAAAAAAGGCGTTTTTTAGCGCCTTTTTTCTTAATATCTAATTATATTTAAAAGCAATTAGAATGGGATTTCATCCTCCGGGATGTCGTCCAGCGCGGCCGGCTCGGACTCTACAAAATTAGATAATAATATTTCTTGTTTGTCTTCATTGATTTTTAAATCAAGCGTATATTTTTTGTAATTTTTAGCGCAGATATTTAATATTTTTAATATTGCGCTTGGAATAATTACGGCAACGCTGGAGCCGGCTTTGGTTAGTTTCACTTTCATGGGTTTTACCTCACTTTCTTTTTAGTTGTTTTTCCGTGTTCGATTAGTATTATAATAGTGTACTAATATAATACTACTATTTTAATTTTTTTGCAATACCCGGAATAAATAAATATTAAGTTTTGTAAATTTAGTACACTAATAGTTGTATTATTTTTTAATATGTGTTATACTATTAGTGTACTGATATATTACTATCATACATAAGGAACATAAAATGCAGAGAATAAAGCAATCAAAACTACTTAAACAAATAGACCGCTATTTTATAGAGGTTAAGACGGCGGCCGGCGCTCAAAAGCTCAACGCGGCGGACGTTATGGCATTTTATCTAACTAACCTAAGCAAAAAGGAAAATGTTGTAAATATTAGTTATTATAGATTGTCGAACACAGAAAAACAGTAAAAAAAAGAAAGTGAGGTAAAACATGACAAACTATTTTACAAACTGTAAAACGGAAGAGGATTTAAAAGCTACTTACAAGCAGCTTGTTAAAAAGTATCATCCGGACATTTACGGCGAAAAAGGAAACGAGATTTTAAAAGAAATCCACAACCAGCTTGAAAAAGCGGTAAAACACACGGCCAACGTAAATTTACATCCTTATTCATCTACTTATGTAGATATTGACATTAAGGAAACACCGGAAACAAAAGCGCTTAAAAAAGAATTATTAAAAGAGGCTATGAAATACGCATTTCCGGAGGGCGCGCTATTTGCTTTATATTGGGAAAATAATTTAAAAGTAAATAACCACCGCAACCCATTGACTAAGCATAATTTTAGCGGCTGGAATGTTTGGGCGCTTGAAATTGCTTATATTAAGAATGATTTTACATCTTGTTTATGGTCCACATTCCCGCAGTATAAAACGGCTAAAAACTCCGTTAAAAAAGGCGAAAAAGGCACTTATATAACTCTTGCAATTTATTCTAAGAAAAAAGAAGAGGAAGAGGCCGAAGAGGAAACAACACGCCCGCAAGTTTACTACAAAGGCTATACAGTATTTAATCAAGAGCAGACGCACGCAACGGACGAACAGGCGCCGGAATTATCCGAAAATAAACTAATAGAAATGAAGAGGCCCGCAAAAGAATATAAACAAAAAACGCTTGATTTATGGGCCGAAAAATACCAAGTAATAGCATAGGGGCCATAGGCCCCGCCCTTACGGGGCCGGAAAGGATAATAAAAAAATGTTTGAAAATGAAACAAGCAGAGTATTAAACAGTTATAACGAGTCTGTAAAATTCTTAAAAAAATTAAAAAAATTAGCGGCGCCTTATGAATACGGGCAGCCGTTACATGACGTTGTTTTTTATAATTGTATACCGCGAGTATATAGCATGAGCAGCCTGGAATATGATACACATAACGCCCTGGCTAATATATTAAAAAAGCATAATATAGCACGTATCGGGCGAGATACAAGAGCGTTATACAATTATGGCAGCGATAACCTTACAATAAAAGAGCATGTAAAAAATATAAATAGCATAACCCCGGAAACATTCTTTTATAATGCTTTTTATTATGGCGCATATAATGAGGCATACGGCAGCACATCCGGCCAAAGTTTTAAAAACAATGTTTTTGAAGACATTAGAGCGCATGAAAAACAAATGTTTTTAATATTAGATTGCTTAAATTTATTGGATAATCCGGAGCCGATAACATACGACCAAAGGCAAGCAATATATAAAGTTTTAAAAAATTGCAATACTTTTATATTTAAAGGCTGCAAAGTTACATTATATAATAATGGCCGCTTGGTTGTAAAATTTTCGGATAGCGAATTATTTACACGCTTTAAGAATAAAGCAGAAAAAGCAATAAAGGCAGTAAAAAAAGATTTAACGGAG